GATTCTTCCAAAATTATCGAATGCTGCTGAGTCAACATCATCTCGCGTCATTAGACTGGTTGCCACTGGCGCACTTGATCCGCTTGATGTTGGACGATCAGTGTTCGTGAACGCTGCGGTTCCTGATACGGTTGTAGTACCTGTAAAAGTTGGCGATGCAGTTGGTGCTGCGCCACTGACATCAGCTACAGCAAGGGTAACGTCACCAGTGCGCCCAGCCACCGATGAAACTGGCCCAGTTGGTCCTGTCGGCCCTGTTGCGCCCGTTGCGCCAGTCGCTCCGGTTGCACCAACTTGCCCAGAGATTGCAAAGTTCCAGTTGTTATGTGTACCGCTGCCAGCTACCAAATCGACCGTGATGATCAAAGTCCCGCCGCCAATATAGTTGGCGTAACCTTCCATCCAATAGGTTGGGGTGTCACTATGGATAGCGCGGATGCGCTGACCAGCAATGAATGCACCGGCATTTCCTCCGGTCAATGTGAAGGTCTTTACGCCAGTGCCGATCGTTATGTTTGATGTCGAAGTGATTCCAGAATACCCAACTCCTGTTGCGCCTGTTGCACCAGTTGCACCAGTCGGACCAGTAGTGCCACGCGCAGCCACATTGATAGCTGCGGTCATTTGCTCCGATCCACTTGTCAGCGTGGCAGTGATGACTTCAGAATTTGCCTGGACTGATGCGGTGACTATTTCGGCCATGTGCTAATCGTTGAGAATTTGAATCGTTCCGACTAAGTATGTCTTGATCGACCCGCCAGAATCCGTTGTCTCGATGTTCCAGTATTGAGTGCCTGGTGAAAGCGGAAATGGCGTAATTGCATTGACGGTGAATTGCCAGTTGGCCGCAGAGGTGATCGAGATGTTTCCGCCTGTGCTGGTTAGTGTGAGCGTGTCGGTATTTCCTGCGGCATCGTGGAAGATCATGCGGACGCTCGTGAGTGAATCAGCAAGAGCGGTGCCGCTCGATGATAGGCTCACCGAGATACCATCCCAAGTATCGCCACGGACGATCGGTGGCAGCGTGATCTGTGCAGGGCGTGCCATGATTATGATTTTCCAAGAACCGTAAAGGTAAATTCAGTAGCATCTGGTGCTGTTGGTGGAGAAGCAAAAGTAAATGAATCTCCGTCAGGAGAATATCCATCATCCCACGATTCTAATTTCTTTCCAATATCAACTGAGATTGTTCCAGAGTATTTTTGGCTGTTGTAAAATGTGCATGCACCAGTTGAGCAAAAAATTAAAGTTGAGTAGATTGTGGTGACGCTTGGAAGCGTATTTCCTTCAAAGTCTTTGCCATCACCATCATAAAGCGTTACGCCGGAAGTTGCCACTCCCGCCGTCGTATTTGCTGAAGTTGGAGCTGCGGTGATGCCTGTGCATGTGCCATTGGCAAGCGCAATATTCAAAGTTGCATCATTTGCAGAGCGAATCGGAAGACCGCCAATTGTTGCTGACAGGCGAGTGAGTGAGATCGCAGTTGTTGTTCCACCAACCGTGAATCGAGCTGCCATGGTTGTATTTGCTGCGAGTGCTGTTCTTACCTTTCCAGCCCATACCGATGCGGTATCACCGAGAACAACAGGAACCGAAATCGTCAATGGAGATCCAGTCATCCCTGCGGATGTAATTGTCACACTTGCGTTGCCGGACGCCGTAATCGTGCCGGCAGCCGTGGCAGTTTCGACTTGGGCAGTTCCTGCCACCCATGCGGTTGCCGTGCAAATCCCTGTTTCCTGCGCGATTGAGAGCGTCGATGCAGACCCAGCCATCACCGCACGGAGCGAGTAAATCACATCGGCATCAGCAAAGCGCTCTTGCGTCTGAGCAATTCCAACCTCGACATCGTTGAATACGTTCGTGCTGGTTGGCGTGGCCGTTGATCGCAGGCCGTAGGAAAGAATTGACTGCGTGAGATCCATCAAGGATCGCGAGGTGTCAAAAGATCGTCCATTCTACGGTATGCACCACGGAATTAGTCACCCATGATGGATCAATCTCAACGTCATCAATCGATGCCGTATAAGTTCCCTTGAGGTTACGCCACTTGGTTGCTGAGTAGCTTGTGACGTCAATATTGACAATTCGTGCATCGTTAACTCCAGCCGGGCAACCCCATGCATCGTGTTCCACCGGGAGAATATCGGGCGGGGTTGGTGATGGGTTTAAATAGTTGAATGCAGGCGTTTCGATTGTGATAGTAGCATTTAAATCGAAAGGAGCGCCACCACCCACTGTTTCCGACCCGTAAGTTACGAGCTTTGTCGTATCTTGAGGAATGAATAGATAGTGCTTTTTAGGATTAACATTGTACCTCGGGGGAAGTGATGATCCGAATTCAGAATGCAGAAAAATTACTTCATCTTGGGCGAGGATGTTTGTTTCGGTAAATTCATCAATCGAGCCATCAGAAAGCGGAATTCGATCATAAAATGAATATGAGAAATCACTTTCCGGCTTTCTGTTGTAAGTCTGGCTTGTTGAATAGTTAATTGACTGAGTTCTAGTTTGACCAGAACCATTAGGCTTTGATCTTGTTCCAGATCCATAACGCGTCACTGTAATTCCAGCGTATATTGGAGCGGCGTTTTTTCTGCCAGCAAATACATTTCCTAGGCCAAAATTTCCTATTTCATTTATATACGTTCCAGTGGGAATAAATACGGTTGGAGTCCTCATGATGCCCACCAGAAATTATTTGATCCAAATGACTCAACGCCGAGATTGCCACCGGAGAAAATGTTTGTGATTCCTGTGATGACGCCACCAGCAAAATCGACTGTGCCGATCAAGAAGCATGAAGTGAATCCAGTTGTCGTGATTGCTGACGTTGCTGGGGGTGTCGATGATCCTGTTTTCTCGATTGTGACGACGTAGGTGTCTGGTGAACCAAATGTTCCAACGCATTTGATCCAGATGTAAGAATTCGCGCTGATCGTAAGCAGTGGCCTTGGATCATTATTGATCGCGACTCCAGAGATCGTTGGGTAGTAAGTGTAATTGACCACCCCGACTGTGATGTAGATTTGCGTGTTTGTCGCTTTTGTAATTTGTAGCGGCAAAACCTTGGCTGCATTGTTGACTCGGCCAGTGATTGTCACTTGCCTGTCGCGCAGCGCGGCGATCGATTTGCGAACCTCACGCGAGAACCTGCCAATCCACCGAGGATCGTCGGTGATTGTCGGCATTGGGATCTGGACCTGTCCGTAGTTTGCTTGCATTATTCGTAAAGGAATTCGTTCCAGCCACCGTCCTCAGACATCGTCCATTCAACTGTCGTCTGATAGATCGCTCCATCCTCTGTGCCTTTTTGCTCTTGGCTTGCGCTCGTCAGCATCCAGTTGCGGGTACCATCGGCTTCTGGCTTATTTCCTCTGGGATTTGATACTTTACCAAGGGACGAAATTTCTGCTGATATCATCGGCGAGCTTCCCTCGGATGTTTCTGTCCATGTGATCGTTGGGAAGACGTAAGTCGTGATCCCACCGGCAATCATTTTTGCAAATGTCACTGAATCTCCAGCAGCTAGTGCAATTGCATATTTTGTCGATGATCCATCTTCTTTTCTTGGATACCAGAGGTAATATGTTCCCAAATCAAATGCGTCTTCTGCGTAAATAATATTGCCAGAGATCAATTCTTTAAGCGCTGTTTGCTGGCTTTCATCAAGTGCCTTGAATTTTGGGTGCTCGGTGAGTGATTTTTCTGATAGTCGACCCTCAAGTCGATAGGTTGGTTCATTCTGTGTTACATTTGGAAATGTTGAGTCATACTGATTACCAGAAGGAGCGAGAAACTGGATCTTGATTGTTGCAAATCCGCCTTCGTCGATTGATATGTCGTGACTTGCCACCCGAAGATTGCCAGCCCATGTCGGAATGTTGTCGTCGATCGTCGTTGCATAAGCACCAGGATAGACTTTGGCCAAGATCGAATTGACCTGCTCCTTTGCAATAATGTATTCACCAGATCCCTCGATCTGATTCTTATCGTTGATGCTGATCGTTAGTCCAGGCTGACGATAGAGTTCAGTGCTTAATATTCCGAATGTCGTTGCCATGTCTTACCTTGCTGGGAATGGTGTTGGAGTTAATTTAGCCGAAATTTCTTGAAGAATTGGAACTACCTTTTCACCGTTGAAGCTATAAATTGATGATTCACCCGGTCTTGCTGGCCGAAATTGATCACCTCCAGCAGCAGTCATTGTGATTGTGCTTGCACGAAGATTTTGTACGCCTTCTTTGAAGCTATCAACCGCGCTTTTGAATGAGTAGTATGCGCCCGTGTCAGCAATTGATTGAGCACGCGCACCAAGATTTGATTGGCCGATAATTTTATCGAGTCCAGTTGCTCCTCGGATTGAATTTTCCATGGAATCCAGCATCCTGAGGAATGCAGATGTCGGCTGCATGACTACTTGCTCCAGTGTTGCATTGAAAACGTTGCCAATCAGTTCAGCAATCAATTTTCCAATTGCCATCAAATTTGTTGAGTCTCCGGCAATAGCTTGTGAAATTGATCCTCCGATCATTTTTCCCATGTCTGCCGCCTTTGCAGACATCGCAGGAAATTGAGCCTCCAGCGCAGCAGGTAATCCATTGAATCCTTCCGAGAATGGTTTTGCAAAGCTCTCAATGACTTGTCCAAGTGACACCTTGATCTTCTCGGATGTCTTGGAAACTGCTTCTGATTGAGCGACAACTTGTCGGTTTACTGATGCGATGACATCAGCCATTGCCTTTCCCTTGTCACCTGTGCGAGCGAATTCATCACCGATACGCGCAATGTCTATTGGTAGCAATGCGCCAGTTTTCTTGAGTGCTGTCAGTCCCTTCTCTGGATCGCTGAGAGCCTTGCCGAGCTGCACCGCATAGCTTGTAGCATCGCCACCGAAAAGGACTGACATGTCTAGCGCGGCCTTGGTGACTTGGTCGAATAGACCTCCGGTCTGATCGGCAGTTTTGCCGATGTCCTCGAACGACATGACGATTGCCTGCGTTGATGCGATTAGATCATCATCGACGCCGATCTTGCGAGCGGTTGCATCAGCAACATCGAGCAAGCGGTTTGCGACAACATCAGCCTGGTTGCCGAATAGTCCCATCGTTTGCACCACGTTCTTGAGCTTGGCATCACTAGCGCGGCCTTCCTCGCCGATCGAGTTGAGGCGATATCCTGCATAGGCAACTGCGCCTGCTGCTGCGGTAAATGCTGCACCGATTGCAACTCCCGCCTTCGTGATTGCACCAAGTGGCGTTGAGATACTTCTGATAGTACCTTTAACGCCTGCCATCGTTTTGTCGAATTGTGAAGCGTCGCCTTTGATTTTGATTGTCAGTCCGGCCATACTTATTCGATCATGTCAACGGAGTTCATGATTTTGGCGATTCGATCAGCGAGTGGTTCGATGTCAGTCTCGACCTCATAGCGCTTGCGGAATACCTTAACGCCTCGACGATGCAGTAGAGCATGGATCAGTTGACTGGTTTGATCTATCGGTATGCTTGCGATTGTCTCGATGCTCCAACCATACTCTGATGCCAGCATGTCAACCATGCATGACCAGTCGCCGGCTGGATCTCCATTTACTTTCCCGGCTGACTTGCCACCTCAACGGCTGAGAGATTACGACGCTCGATCACGCGGTTGATGTAGTCCATGACCAGGACAAAGTCGCCCTCGGAGATAGCAAGGATCTCAGCTTCAAAGTGAGCCGATGCGTCTGCCGATTGCAGGATCTTTGCAGCCTCAAATGGTGGCCGACCAGCAGCGATGAGATAGGCGCCAATCGCGTAGTGGTCTGGTGCATCGCCGCCGATGCGTTTGAGCGCGGTCGATACGGATGCCGAGATCCGCTCTGAGAATGGTTTGAGATCCACCATCTTGCCGTCAATCTCAATTGATGGCGGCGTGTCGGTCCATGCGTCTTCTGTGTCGATGTTGTTTGTCATTTTCGGAAAAGGATGCGCTCGATCTGATCGAGCTGTTTTTTGGGAATGTGCTTGCCGATCATGGCCACTCTGCCGCGATGCTCGACGCGAGCGAACTGAATGTCCTTCATAGCCACTGTCATCGCTTCATGACCCAACAGAGCGCCTTTGAGATAGGCGATGGATGAATCTGGCAGACGCTCGTAGAGTTTCTCGTCGTCGTAGAGCAGCGCGTCGGTTGCCGCAGCTTCTGGGAAGCACCATGTCGTCACCTTTTCATTGCGTAACCAACCGATGATCGGATGACCAAGCGCCTGCATGACTGCGGCCTTGCGCGTGTTGGTGATTCGGCAGGCTGCGCCGAAGTGCAGCGGGAATCCTCGGTTTTGCTTGATCGCCAGGACAAGGTGATCGAAGAGCGAAAATGCGCTTTTGCAGAGAGTCAGTGGGTGACTTGGGTTTGCCGAAATCCACTTTGGATCGCTCCAGTATTTCGCAATCAGCTTCGGACTATTACCGCACGGCGATGATTGCTGAAAATGCCAAGTCACTCGGATGCCGTCGATCCCATCGCCGACAGCGGTCGAGTATGGGTTACTTGCATGAAGCGGAACATCGAAAGCGTAAATGGTAGCCGCTAAGCGTGGGTTGTCCACCTCGGCAGAGCTTCCGTCAATTGACGTGAAGCCGAATCTTGGAATGATCATATTGGAAGAGTTTCATCAGGCGGTAATGAGTGGGTGATTCATGGCGGTGATGTCCAGCTTCTGGAAATCCTCGCTTGTGTGGCTGCGAGTCACCGAGTCGACGATCGTGATTGTTCCGACAGATCCTTTTAGGTAGTCGGTTGGAGCAGTTACCAAAGTGATTGTGGCTGCCAATGTTCCAGTGAATGCGCTGGAATCTGGAACGAATCCAGACAAGGAAACCTCGATGCGCTCGTCGTAGAATGTCTTGCCAATCGTGTCACCTGTGACGTTACGGACAACCTTTGATTCTTGGCTATAAGCGTAGGTGGCAGTATCTGCTAATATGCCGGTTTCAGCAGCAGTGATGCCAAAAACTCCCTTTGATCCAGTCGCGCCAAATTGTGTAGCCATACGCTTGTGCTGAGATGTCAAATTCGCATCACAAGACACTCAGCAGTATAGATCGTCTCCATGATCGAGTCGTCCCAGCTCGTCGTAGCGCCCTGGAAATCCCAGAATTGAATCAAGATGCCATCAGTGCATGATTCCTTGATGACACTCGGGTCGTTGAGTAGAGTCTCAATCTGATCTTGCCATGATCCAACGTCAGAATCTGCTTCATCGCCGGCATGGCAGCGCAGCGTGATGTTGACGCCGACTTTCAGAACGCCTGGAAGTGCGACAGCATAGCGATCAGACGATGCAGCTCCGACGCTCAGGCATGGCAATTCGATCTCAGCGCGTTGCGTTTCGCTGACGATCGAGATTTCATCCGATGGCGAAACGTCCGTGAGATATGCGATGAGATTGTTTTCGAGTCGTTCGGTTGTCATTTTACCTTGTTGAGTGCAGTTTGCATGCGCTTGATGTTCTTTCGATATGCGGTTGTGAGCGCCTTGTTGATATCTGAATCCGACATGGCGCTGACGATGAATGTGATTTGATTGGTCAAATAAATAACGATGCCAGATGCCGCTTGTTCAATTTTTGATGATCCATGTTTAATATGCCGACGAATCCACTTTGGGATTCCAGAGATCTTCTTACCATCGAGACTCTCGCCTGCGCCAATCCATGCGCCTTTGCTGAGTCCTGCATTGAGTGACTTCTGCTTTGCCAATTCAAATCGATCGGCAAGCTCGATTGGTGATCGTCTAAATTGTCCGCCAGTTGTGAGCGCGCGAGACACTTGGCCTCTCGAGTTTCTGCGAGATTGGTGCGCCTGTGATGCGTTTTGAGATCCGCCGGAAATGTTCGCGTTCTTAATTGCTCGATGAACCTGAGCTTGGATTGAAGCTTCAAATTTCTTCCCAACCTTTGCCGATACTCCGAATGGTTGAACGCGAATTGCGAGTTCCTTGGATGATAGTTTGCCAAGATCAATCATGGCATCGCGTTCAGTCTTGCCAATCTTGCGCTCGTATTCAGCGATCTGACGCTTAAACAAAGCAGCGGCCTTGGGTGTGATCGTCGCCGAGATCATGTCGATTCGTTTGGATCTGCAAGCGTGAATGAAATCGCCACCTTTCCAGTTGAGACTTCTGCGATGCGATATGAGATACCGTCGATCGTGCAGCGTTTCTGAAGGAGCGATTTTGGATTAGTCACATCAGCAGGTTGTGCAACAGCCACGCCTTGCACGTCAGACTCAAGACCGCCCAGAGCGCCCTTGTAGGATTTGCGCTCGTCATTCATTACCACTTGGAATGTCTGACCTGAGCAAATCATGGTCGAAGTCCCAAATGCGGAATCAATTTCATCATTCCCAGATAGCAGGAAATCATCGACGATACTCATGCACTTTGCGTGATGTCAACCTTCTGGCGCAGCGGTAGTCTGAGCATCATGCGTGTAACGATGCAAGATCCTGGGAATATGGATCTCAGATGATACTCGTTTCCTTGCCTGATTGCACCATACAAGATCCTCGCCGTAGTTTGATTCTCCGAACATACAACTATCGACTAAATCTCGACGCCACGCGCAGACGTGCCACGCTCCACGCTCAGTGATGCCGCCCGGGTTGAAATTCATGTCTTGATTTTTCAACCGAAAATGAACGGTTGAGATCAGTCCGTTGTAGGTTGCCTTTTGTTGGAACGTGATGACATCCGGCCTTTGCTCGATCGCCTTTAGAAGCTGTGAAATGTATTCCGGCGTGACATCATCATCGTCATCGACAAATGCGATATATTGGCCGCGAGCAATATCGACAAGCGCCTGCCGTTTTGCGCCGATAGACCGCTTTCGATTGTCGCAGAAGATCAAATGTTCGACGTCTGGATGGTCGAATTTCTCGGTGAGCTTTTCGGCCTGCGACAGCCGACTCGGAATCGATGGGGTAAGAATTGAAAGTTTCATTTGCTGATATTTTTGATCCAGATGCGACCGATTTGATTGATTTTGCATCCATCTGATGATGCGTATTCGTCGACGGCCTTCTTTACGTCATCGCATGGGTAATCATGGCCGCTGAAGATGCCGTTTGGTTTAACCTTCGACTTCCATGCTGCGATGTCATTGACCACCGAGTCATAGTCGTGCGCCGCGTCGATAAAGATCACATCGCATGATTCGTCTGGAAAGATTAATGCAGATTCTGCGCTGTCTCCCTCGATGATCTCGATCATGTGATCGACCTTGGCGTCGGCGATGTTGCGCTTGAATTCACCAAGGATCGACCCGCCATGCGACTCGACGATTGCAATGTGTGCCGACTGGTTGAGTTCGCCTCTGAATGTATCGATGCATGTGACCTTTGCTGTTTTTCCGAGATTCTGGAGTTCTTGGCAAAAGTGAATGATGCTTTGGCCCATCCAAGATCCGATCTCGACGAACGTGCCGCCATCTGGAATTACCTTGGCAATCGCAGAATAGAACGCCTTGTAATCGCACCAGCCAGGAACATCAGATGCGATCTTTACGCCATTTTTGAGTCGATCAAGAATTGCTTTGCCGCGCTTGTAGTTTTCGGCGGAATTGGATCTAGCGTAGGTTTCATCCATCTCACCTCCACCGAATGCCGGGTGATGGTGTAGAAAGGTAATTAAATCACTCGCGTCGATCACCACGTCATCGCGATAAGCGCAATGCGTGAACCAGTCGTCGGAATACATGCTGAAGAATTCAGGGTGAAACAGATAGCCTTGGTCCTCGTAGCGCTTGCGAGTCAGAATTGCCATGCACATGAGATTGTCTTTTCGGTGACCATCGCTCACCGCAAGAACCGAAGGTTTTGATAGATCGCCAAGCGCATCCAGAATTGCCTTGTCCCATCCCGGAAACGCTTCGAAATCATCCGACATTTGCACCAGCACCTTTCCTTTGGAAAATTTTGCTGCAAGATTCCATGCTGCGACAGGTCCAGCGGATTCGCCGACGATCACGCTCTTGGCCATGCAAAGCATTGCTGATTCCTCATCATCTGCATCAACCGCGAAGATATGCTCGATTGAATCTGGATCGCTTGCCATGCGCAGCCAGTCCATGCGCTGACGCCATGCGAGTGCCGGCCTTCCGCGAGTGGCATGCAAGAGTGAAATCTTGGCTCCGCTTTGGATGAAATGGTTATCTTGGAGCGCGTCAGCCTCGGCATCGCGTCCATTGCGTCTCAGTGCCATGCTGCGCAGGCTTTTGCCAAGATGACCGTAATATGTGCGCCTGAGGTTCCAAGGCGCCTCCTGTGGCAATTTGAACGCCAGCATGGCCTCAGTCCATCCCAGCGCAGCAGTAGGATCGTCTGGTACGGATGCTAGCCCGAGTTCGCCGTATGCCTCTGGCCGAGTTGGATCGGTGGCGAGCGCCTGGAGAAGCATCGATTTCTTGACCGCTGGATCGCTGGCGAGTCGTGCGAGTTGGAAAAATGCCTCGTATCGTTCATTTTTTCCAGTGTCTTCTAGCTGCGCAAATTCCAATGCTGCCGTGATCGCCTCGTCATTCCGATCAAGAGCAATCAGACTTTGGAAGATGTGGAATTTTTGCGAGATCGTCCGGTCTTCCGGCGCGATAGATTCCAAGATCCTTAAGTTACGCTCATCCCTGGCTGCTGATCGCTTCTCTGATTCGTGCGTGATCTTGGCCGAGTCGAATCGAATGAGCTTGGCGTCTTCCGAAAATTTCAAACATTCATGGATCGGATGCTGCCATTCAGCAGTGCCTCGACGCCAGATCCGTTCACGCCAGTTGATGACTCCATCCTCCGGGACAACGTATGGCATCAGAACGCCATCAATCTCCTTGCCATCCAGATCCCTGATCAGCAAGTGGATCTGCTGGATCGAATCGGCGTCGATCATGTCGTCGGTATCGGCCCACATGACCCACGGTTTTGTTGCCATTTGAGTCGCTTGATTCCGAGCTGCGCCGAAGTCGTCGACGTGCGGCCAGTCGATCTTGTTCGTGTATCGCTGCACGTTGCAGCCAGCATCCAAGCAAATCTGCTCGGTCTGATCTAGCTCACGATTGCCTGGAGCAATCACCACGTTGATTTCGCTGGCGAGTGGCGAGAAGTAGGCGAGAAACCTACGGATCACGCTTTCCGAATTGCCTGCAATTATGCAGAGGCTGAGTTCATTTTGCATCTGACAATTCGCAGATGTCAAAAACCCCACCCCGGAAATTTCCAGAGTGGGGTTGATGCCAGAACCAATACCAGAGAGAATATTATGGCTTAGTGCCAAGGACGAGTCCGAGAGTCAAACCAGTTGCGACACCGTAGAAGCACTCAAATGCTCCGTAGTGGATGCCCTTGGCTGGGTCGAAGCTGCGACGATAGCCCATCGTGATGCCGTTCGGCGCGCTGACTTGCTCGGCTGCGAGATACATCGAAGTATCTTGCGGAGCGAGATAGCGCATTGCCAGGTTGATCGAGTCAGGGTGAGCAGCGAACGAGACAAGCGAGGTCGAAGCAGTTGGAAGGATGTTGGTTTCGTAAGTGTCGAATCCAACGAGCTTGCCAAGCGAACCGGTACGAACAGCGGTGTTATCGCCGAGTGCGTAGGCTTGCAAGACGTTGGAAGATCCAAGAAGTGCAGCGCCGACCACTGGGTTGAAGAAGCAGCTAATCATGTCGAGAGGGACATTGTTGAGCGAGAGTTGCTTGCGGAATGCGATGATCTGAGCAAGGGTGTAGTTTGCCTCAGAAGTGGTAACCGATGCAGCACCATAGTTGCTGGTGGTGATAACCTTCCAGATGTTTTCCAAGACCTTGGCAGCAAGTGCGCGGCCTGCTTGGACTGCGATTGCATCAAAGCGAGCGCCGGACGAGTTGGCAACTTGGATGTCAGTCAGATCCATGGTGACGATGTTATGCTGATTCAAGTTGACCGTGTTGCTGGTCACTGCACCGCCGCCAGTTTGATAGTTGGCAGAGGTGGCATTGAAGGTTGTCGCGGTGAGCGCCGAGATGAACGGAACAACGATCGCATCGCCTTTATTGCGTGCTTCGCTGCTGATGTTGCGCGAGAATGCGCTGATTGGTGACAATGCAGCATTGAAAGCATTAAGAGCTTCTTGCGCAAAGATCGTGTCGTTGAATGAAACAGTAGCCATTGTATTTGTTAGTTAGAGACTGAGAATTTTTGAGCGGTTTTTGGTGTAATAATCCGAGCGATCTTCGGGTGATAGCTTGGACATGATTGCAAAGTGATCGACTTGAGCAGTTGCATCGTCTGCGATTTCAGCAATTGGAGTTGGATGACCTGTGGCAGCGAGTAAACGAGATGCCTCAAGCGAGATTTTTTCAGCAGATGCTTCCGACTTTTCAGTCAGTTCGGTGATGCTGGATTCTTGCTCGGCGATTTTTTCCTCTGCTTCTTTGAGAGCTTCAGTCTTTTTGTCGAGTTCAGCTTTTGCTGAAATGAGTTCAGTTACTGCGTTTTGCAACTCGGTTTCAACCATCGCAAATTTTGCGGTGGCTTCGGAAATTGATGCTTCAAGCGATTTGATCTCGCTATCTTTTGCTTCAATCTTGGAAGCAAGTTCTGCGTTTGGCAAAAGTTTGTCGAGGATGCTCATACTTGCCTTGGTTGGCATGTCAAATTTTGGACCGATCACCTTGTCGATCAATCCCATCGCAAATGCCTTGTCAGCATTAAGCCAAGTTTCGCTCTTCATCATTTTGCGAATAACTTCTTTTTCCATGCCAGACTTTCCTGCATAGATGTCTGCGATTTCGTCAGAAATTCCATCAAGAAATTCTGACACTTGTAGATGATCGCTTGCATTGCCGCTGGAGTTCAGTGATGCATCGTGAATCATCATCTGTCCTCCTTTGACCATGTGGATCTCATCGGCTGCCATAGCGATCACTGATGCCATCGAGGCTGCAAGTGAGTTGATGATCGCAGTGACCTTCACACCGCGATCGCGCATGGCAAGGATCGCGTAGTATAACCGATAACCATCCAGAACAGATCCACCACCTGAGTTGATTTCCATGATGACTTCCTCAAGAGCGCCATCTGCGCTGGCTGTCACCCCGGCGATCTCTGTGCCGATTGCGTTCTGTCCGTATAGACGGCCCATCTCCTCGATGATGGTGTCGATTGAATATGGCGTGACAGCTTCATTGAGCTTCACTTTGCCAACTTTGTTTTCGATTGAAAGGTAGTCCATAGGTTTTGATTGATTTGATTGAGCGTTGATTTGTTTGAGTCGAGTTTCGGCCCATGATTTACCGGGATCTCCACCCCATAGCGCCCAAGCTATTCTTCCTGCTGATGGATAACCATCCTCGCCAGGCGAGAATCCAGATGCCTGCTTATCAACTTCATGCCTAGCGAAGAAACTGACCATTCGGCCAATGGTTTCTTCCGAAAGATTCACTCGATTTGAAATGTCGCGAGCGCGAGCAACTCCAATGGCAGTTCCACCTCGGTTAAATTCTTGCCTCCATTGTAATCCGCGAGACGCTTCTGCTGCCATTGCCGCGGTTGGTTTGAGATCAACGATTTGATCTTCGATGTCGCAGATGATTGATGGATTAGGCATTGAGGACTTCTGCTGATTCGTCTTATTTAGATGATGCAAATCCAGTTGCTTGTGCAATTTTTTGTACAAGTGTAATAGGTCGGCGTGTTCCACCATCTTCTTTCCATGCTTCTCGCACAGCATTTGTCATGGGTGGCAATCCAGCTTCTTGCCTAAATAATTCTTCATCCATATCAGACGGAGTGATTGCCCCAGCACGAACTGCTACGCCGTATGCATCAAATTTGGCTTTTAGATTTTCAAAGTTTAATGATTCTTGATTGTCCGAATTGTCATTCTGTTTATCATCACTTTCAGATTTGAAAACTTCTGCTGGTGCAGTTTCGTTTGGCGTAAGCATTGACATTTCTCGATCCTCGATCACCACGCCGTATTTTTCGGCTGCGGATTGCGCTGCCAATTTGCGTAGTGCAACTTCCTCGGCGCGTTCCATCAAATGTTCCTCAAGTGATTTGCCCATCATACCGACGATATCGCGCATATTTCTCGCTCCGATTTTCCACATCGCTTCCAGCTCCTTGCTAACTCGGCCATCGTCGATCGTCAGCTTGGCTGGATAGGTAAATTCCCATTTCCACCAGTCCTCAGACTGTGGTAGGATTCCTTGTTTCTGAGCTTTTGCGACTGCATATCCAACCATGCGCGTGGCTGCGTAGTTTAGAATGTCCTGGCGATCCTCGACTGCGCGTTGAGCCTTGCCGATTTCGCTGCGCTCCGCGGTTCCTTGTCCGGTTGGTTTCCAGACTAGTGAATACGGCCAGTTGATGCCGGCTAGAGCAGAGCGGATGATGCGATCGTGGAACGATTCCCAGACATCGCCAGGGCGATCCGATTTGATCGTCTCAAGTTTGCCACCTGAGTTTGATTTGAAATATCGGATTGCGCCGCCATCCATCGTCTCATAAGTCATCCCCTGCCCGGTTGTGCTGTCGCCAATTAGGATGTTGCTCGGATCGTCTGGGTCTGGTCCTCCGTGTTCGTTGTACTCGATTAAGCCGATGCTCGAAAGCATCATCTGCGCGAGTCGCTCCCAATCGTGAGATTGGAGCATGTCCCGAAGATCATTGAGCGCATGGGTAAAAGCAGGTAATCCTCGGCCTTGTTCTTGCCACGATGGATCGTAAAGGTGGATCACGTTGGCAGCATCGAGATATTCGACTGCTTTGCCGTCCTCGTCGATGACGATGTATTCCTTCGGCGCTCCGCTGGAGTAGTAAACGATTCCATCAATCAGAGTTCCTCCGTGAAATTTAATGCTCGACTGAGATTGATTGAGATCCCTTGGATTTCCGATCCGATGTGATGGAATGTGCTGATAACGCGGATAACCGTCTGGTGTTTGAGTTAGCAGAACGAATGCTTCACCATCGCGGTCGATCGCGGTTGAGATCAGATAGAGTGAAGTCTTGAAATCGTGCATGCCACCGCGAACATCGCCAATGGCATACCATTGGTTTTTGAGCCAATCGGCAGCGATCTTGCCGAATTCGGTATCCATCCCGGTAAATTTCGGCGCCCATGCTCGACCAACTGCATACATTGCCTTCTGCTCGATGGCGCCACGCGCCGGCCCGAGGTTGAGGAAGAGTCGACGCGATGCCGACAGCAAAGTGTGCCGATCATTGTATGGCACTAGCTTGCCAATGTCCTTTAACTCGACTGGTTCCCAAGGACGATCCCTCGACCAACGGTTGGCGGAACGTGCCGCCTGCAAAACCGCCGTGTTGCCCCATTGATCGAGAATTGCCATCGCTCAATCGAGGATGTCAAAAGAGGCCACGCGACCGAGTGCCTGGAGCAAATCCTTGATTGAGCCAAGCAAGTGCAAGACGTAGTGCGGTCTGTCTCGATGACTCATCTAGTCCGATCACCTTTGCCATAGTCACGCCATTCTTGCCTGCGCTGGTAATCGAATCCATGCCGCCCTTCGTCAATGCGCCGCCAGAAATGGCAGCATCAAATGCAGCGCGAATATCTGCCACGCGCGAAGCATCACCATAGGCCCACTGGAATAGGTTGTGCGCAGTGTTATATACGGTTGCCGCCATTCACATGGCGAGAGATGTCAAACATCGAAGCCGGGGATGATCTTGAGCATCAACGCCGCCACGATCTGCATCGCTTCGACGTCCCATCCGTGGTTGTCTCGACGTACTTTGACCCAGCGATATTCTACCTGCTTGGTTTTACCGTTGACGATCTCACGCTTTGCTTCCGAGTCGATCTGCTTGAGGTATTCTTCTGGTGCATCGTCCGGGATTTCCCATGATTGTGCCTGTCCGGTTCGGTGAGCATGCAAAATGTCCTTGATCCGATCTGATGCCCAGAATGCGTAGCGCGCTTTGCGTCCATTGGTGGCAGATGCTTCCGAGAATTTCGAGAATGGTCGATGGATGATGTCGCCATTTTGCTTTTTATAGGCAAATGATGCTTGTCCAGATCCGTGCAGCGCGGTCCAGTCATTCGATGCAGTCGCGCAGTATACCTGGTCCGTGTTGTACTGAGCATCCACGAATGTCATTTTTGGTGCAACCTTCATCCGACGGCGCAGCTCCTCGATCTGGTCATAAGTTTCCATGCGACCGAAGAACAGCAGGCGCGATGATCCATCAGAGCGCCATGCCCGGCAGACTACCCAGAAGTGATCTCGCTGAACGTCGACCGTGATGAAGCGATAGGTTTCATTCTCGACGAGTTGGCCTTGAGAGAATTCTGCGAGTCGGTATCCATCGCCGACGAGTGCTTGGCGGTTGTCTGTCAGATCCTCTTCCCAGCTCTCGGCGAGTCGCTTCTGGATGAATTGCCGCAGGGGATCAATGTTGCCGACCTTCATCGCGGCCTTCGCTTCCAAGTTTAGAAGCGCAATTTCCCAGAGTGGTTTTCGCCAGTTGCAGAGGACGTTGTAATGGAAACCGACGTGACCCGGTAGACCGCTTGATGTTTGAACGTATGAAGCTGACTCTGCCAATGCTCGGCGCTGCTGCGTGTTGTCCGCGCATGTCCAGTCGCAGTCTGGGTTGTCGCATTTTATCTTGGCGGTTTGCGCTCGATTGAGAAGTGACATTTCCTCGTCGTCGTCGATCGCCACATTGCACCATTTCCACGGCTGGATCGTTGTGCATGTTGGGCAGGGAAACGAGAATTCACGCTGGTCAGTTTGCTGCCATGCCTTGTCGAGATCGTCGCCTTTTGTTCCGGCCTGCGAGAGGATGAAGAATTGACGGTTCCAGCGATCGTGCAATCGACCGCGAGATTCGTTGAGCATGCCTGGCTTATACTGCCACGCCTCGTCATTGAAGACGCGACGCATCGACTTGCTCTGAAGTCCTGAGAGATTTGCGCCTGTAAGGAACAGTGACATGTGCGGAAATAGGATCTGCATCTTGCGCTTCTTGTGACGATCCTCCGGTAGCAGTGCTGCGGTTTCCGGCGTGTTACGGATAGCGTAATCCATCCGAGTCTCGGCCCAGTCGCGTAGGTCGTCATCGGTTTGGCCGACGAGCAATGTAGGCCCAGGATCTTCCGAGATGATGTATTGCAGCGCAGCCTCGATGAACGTTGTCTTGCCAGTTCCGATCGGCGCGAGGAAGACAATTTCCTTGGCGTCAGAATCAGCCAAGATGTCGAGCGGTTCACGCTGCCATGGCGCATTTTCAATCTGAAATTTCGGCGTCAATCCATCTTGAATCGCGATGCGTCCTGATGACCAGGCTGATGGAGATAGGAAAATTCTTGGTTTTGTGCCTTGGCAAAATTTGTCGATCGGATCATATGTTTTTAATTCAAGCACTTAATTTTAATTTGAATTGAGGTTCAGTTATTTTATCTGATTTTTGCAAATTTTCTTTTGCTATTAATGGTCGCATATTTGTCCAATGCCAACATTGAGAAATTTGTTTTTCATCATTATGATCAAATGCAGCACATGGGATAATGTGATCTATGTGCCAAACGATACCATAATTGTCCCATGTCATTTTTTTTGAAAATTTTAATTCCATTTGATTTTTAAAAAAATCAATGTTGCAACCTAAATATTTTAATACAGATCTATCTTTTATATATCCTTGTCTATTGCAAATTGAAGAGAGACCACGGCCAAGGTTTTTTCGCAGTTTGAATGATGGGTTCCTTAATCTTATTTTTTGTCGATCATTAATTTTTTTCCGTACTTCTGGAAGTCTTGCTTTTTCTCTCAATCTTTTTCTTATTTCTTGAGTATTCTTTTTGTACCACCTTAAATAATATTCTCTTCTTTGTTCCTTGGTTAAGTTTTTTTGCCATTTTGCTTTTCGTTTTTTTACTATATCTGAATATTTCTCTCTATATTTTTTACACTCTCTTAATCTTTTTTGCCTATATTCCAAATCATTCTTATATTTTATTTTTTTTCTTATTGAATTTTTTTTATACTTCCAAAGTATGCCCCAATCTGGGAAAGCAGAAACTGATGCATGCTTGCGTATTTCTTGACTCATCCAATAACCTTCATAAATCCTTTTTGGATTGTGTTTTGATTCTGGATTAAATTTCATTTTGATTAGTCCAAAATTCAGAATTCTTTTCAGATAGAAGCCTAAGAACTTCTCCGCACTTGTCCCTTACTACTTTTTGACAATCTTCCATACTTAATCCAAATACCATTGGTGGAATATCTGCTTCAAATCTAATTGTGGCCGCTTTTACTGCCGCACCTATTCTTAACATTTTTTCATCAACTGTGGCCCGGCTGACGTATGATCCGGCAGCTTCCCGCAGTTTGAACGCATTCACGAGTCCGTCGATCTGAGTCTTGATGCGCTGCGCGTCGTGTTTATCGGTGCAATGCGCCAGCTCGGAGATGAGACGCTCGGTGTGATCGGATGACTCAATTGGATCGCTGGGTGGTGTTGTGGCCGGTACTGGTTTCCACTCATCCTTGAGGGTCTTCGGCAGATTCCGGCATCGAGAAATCTTGTCTTTGACCTGCGCGTCGTCCCAGACATCGACGCCACCTCGCTCCCAGTTGCCGAGGGTCTGGATGCTGATGCCGATCTGTGCCGAGCGTTGATTTCTTGTCTGCTTTTTCATGCCTCAGTCAAAAAATGACTCATGCGCTTTTATCGAGATGAGGCGCAAC